TTTCCTACTGTACTTTCAAAAATATTCTTATATTTCTGTCTGAGTATTGTTTTTTCTTCTGGTTTCATATATTATTGTACCTGTCCTTCCATATTTTCTAATGATGTCCCCTGTGCATCCTTACCAGCCTTTGCAACATCCTTTATAGCCGCCGCCTGTTGTGCGGCAATTTGTAATTGTCTTTCTTGTTTAAGTTGGTTCGCTCTCTGTTCTCTTATTAGTTTTACTTCTTTATTGCTCTTAACTGCCTGAGCCGGAACATTAGTTACTTCTGCTATATGAGAAACAATATAATCAATATCAACCATATCCAATGCTTGTGGAAATACCTGTGAAACCTGTAAAGTTGTTTGTATCCATTCAAGTGTTGCTTGAACTTCCAATATCTTTTGGCTTTTAGTAAGTTGTGAAACAAACTGTATTCTGTAGTTTGCTTCAGATTCCTGTAATATCGGTGGCAGTTCGGGAAGTTCGCCGGGAATCTCAGACAAAATGTCTATTACTCTTTCAACTAATTTGGATAAGTATCTTTGGTAGCACGAATATTCAGGAGACATTACACGGGCTTGATCTAACTTTCTTACATGTACCTCTGTTGCTGTCTTCTCTGTAGTCAGACCTGGGAGAGTAATTTGGTTATTTGCGAATGCGTTTTTTATTGATTCAATTTCTTTTTTATATATCTCATACGCTATATTAAATTGTGCAGACGTTGTTAATATAGGCTCTATCTGTTCACGTAATATACCTGATTGTCCTACCTTGACTGGAACAATCATTCCTGGCTGAAGTCCATCCTTTGCCAAATCCTCCCAGCACTCTATTGCATCCATATTTGCAGCAAGGGGAGGTTCAGCCATATATTGTGCATTCTTTATTATTACCTCTGACATATTATTAACCATCTTAATTGACGGCATAATATCAATACAGATACTTGAACCATATTTATCGCCTACTGACCTTGGCATAATTGCAGGGATATAAGGAAAGGTGTTATATCCACTTCCTTTTAGTCTATGCTTTGTGTCTAGTTCTATCCAAACAGATGCAAATGGTTTATTTTTATCTGATTTTTTTCTTCCTTTGTCTTTGTTGTAGATATCTCTTGGGAATACCGCATGAACTAAAGACACATATTCTTCTGGATCTTTTTCAAATTTCTTTTTCAATTCTTCTGATACGTTCTCTTCGCCAAATTCTTCTATTACTTGTCTTGCAGTTTTAGAAGTACTTCTAATTAATGTGTTAACTTCACCTTCTGCATTTGTATCAATTGCACATTCAAATATATCCATTGCAGTACATACTATATTGCTACTACCTGAATAAGACCTTTCAACAAACAATATGCCCGGACCAAAAGCAGAGTTATCATAATAGACCTTGTTATTTTCATCATAAAAGTTTGAGTTGTCTAAATTTTTCTTAACAACATCTCTTTCCTTTTCGCAAAATATTTGAACATCTTTATTTTTATTAAGCTCATCATTATCTGTGCTGATATATAACCATGTACTATCGGGGGGAGTAAGAACAGATGCCTTATATGAATCATATATCTTTTTTGCCTGCACAACATCATTATTGTATATCTCTGTCCTATCCGGCTGATTAGTCCTTCGTATAGATGTATCGCCATAAACACTACTTGTTATTCTTTCAGGACATACATAGGTTATAACATTATTCCAAGAATCTATATACCTATCCTTTTCTCTTTTCAATGTATCATGTATTTTTAATATTTGTTCTATATTGTTTTCATCGATATATTTCATTTATTGTATAGTCCTTTAGATATGCTTTATTTATTAGAACTATCCCTATAAAGAGTTAGCCTAATATATTGCCTTTTTGGGAGTAGTTAATAATTCTTTTGGTAGGTTTTTTTTCGACTGGCGTGATTCCAACTACTGGATCTGTGATTCTGGAAAGTGCATCTAATAAATCTTCGTGCGTAGTAACTGGATAACATATGTATTCATTATCAATAAATTCTCTTATTGGATCATAAGCACCTTCAGAACCTATACGATGAATAGTCTCTCTTTTAGGTAGGTATATTTTATTACGTCTGAATAGTGGCTCTAATGTAGCAATTCTATCTGATTTAATGAATTTGCTATGTGCCTTTAATTGCACTGTTTCAAATCTATATTTAAACTCTTTCTCTGCTAATTTTTTTAATGTTTCAAGATCGCCACATAAACCTGTTATTTCCCATCCAACACGAATAGGATGCCACTTACTATTCAATTCAGCTACTTTATCAAGTCGTTCACTCAAACTTAATTTATCTTTTACCATATCAACTACATAATAATTTCCATCTACACCAAGTGCTACTACTACAATAGCAGTATAGTCTGACCTTTTAGTATCTGTTGATGCTGGATCTACTAAGATATAAATATTATGATTAGGTGAGTCTGGATATATTTCTGATACATCATAAAACCTTAACCACTCTTCTCTAAATAGTGTCTGTCCTTCACCTGTAGGATTTAATAATAACTGACAAAAAACATCTTCTGTTGTCATGTCATTTTCAAGAATTAATTTCTCATACAGTTCTTCTGTTAGAGGGACATTGTTTATAATTGCTGGTGCAAGTTTTCCATTAGGAGTTCCACCTTCCCTTGCTGGAATAATACTTGTTCCCCAATATCCTTTTTTTATTAGTTCGCCAGTCAAATCCTTTGGAGAATATCTAGTTCCTATAATAAGTTTTTCAGTATTTAATTCCCCAAGAAATCCTGATTCTCTAAATTGATTTTGTATAAAGTTTATACTGTCTTGATTACGTGTATTATCTTTTGTAATAATATCGTCATAGTATATGTGCGAAACATGGCGACCCTGTATCAACTTCTCAATGGAACAAGTTTCAATTGTATGTTCCATCCTAATAGATTTTCTACGAACATTTATACCATTAGTTGACCAGTTTTCTTGAGGAGGCTTATCCCATAAAATATCTGGATACCATAACCTCAAGTCATCATTTTGTTCCATTTCCGACTTTATCTTTTTCATGTAGTCGGCTGCTTTTTCTGCGTTATATGAAATAATAATTATAGTAGATTCTGGATTTCTAAGGATATTTTGAAGAGTAAGACCTTGTGTTATTATTGAAGACTTTCCAGAGAAACGAAACCAAAGATAGATATAATTGCTACGATGTTTTTCTACGAAACGAATTAGAGGATAATGCCATTCATTATCAAGATCCCTTCTATGTAGCCCCCTTGTTAAGAGGAAAAACAAATCCAGACGGCACATAGTTCTTTGCATTAATATTGCTTCATGTTCTGGCACATTTTCATTTAATAAGTTAGCATATAGTTCCCAAGTATCTCGCAAACTCATATTACTTGAATTGTCCATTATGGACTTGTATAAGTTGTAGAATTCATGATCATCTACTATATCTGTCATATTAGTTCATATACTGCCTAAGATGAGGCACAAAGAAATGACCACATCTACTGTATTGTATCCCCCTCAACATCTATTATTTCTTCTTTAGGTCCTTCTAATAATGCTAATTTTTCTTGTATATCCTTCAACATCTGTTTTCGTGTATCTGAAACAAGCGTCACATTTAAAGTTCTATTCTCAACTATCTGTTTGTCTTGATAATCAAATTTTGCTTTCAGTAAGAAAGTAGATATATTTCCGCTAATTTTATTTGTAAGGGACTTATCAATTAATCTGCCTTCCAATATGCTATTGATAAGTTCATACAAAAACTTTATACTTTCATTATCCCCATGTTTAGTTACTGCTCGTTCTATACATGGTTTAGATAGTTGTAGTTCTTCTAATATTCCCCATAGTGTGCATAGTTCTTTGTCTTCTTTTAGTCTTGTATAGATATGATTTAAGGCACTTAATGTATTATCCGGTCGCCAATAATCATTTTTCGCATACTTAACTATTATTTCACCAGTATCAGCACGTTCTAAAATATCCGTAGTATTATTTTTTACAGACCTATTCATCATGCCTCTAGTCTTTTCTAGCACTTCTCTTCTAGTTGCGTTTGTTGTAGGTTTTTTTACTACTTTTACAGCTTTTTTGCGGCGGTTATATGTATCTTTAGAGCCGTCTGGTCTTCCCCGCCGTCTTTTTTCTGGTTGTTCTTCTATTGGTTTGTCTATTGGTTCTGTCATTTTCTAGTATGTCCATATAACTTGAATGTCTTTTGTGTTATCAATATCACAATGTATGAAGTCACTTCCTATTCCAATTCTATTAAAACCGCTAATTATTAATGATTTGAGTATTAGATACTTATCCCTGCTATTAACTGCTTTAATATCTACTGCTAATCCCTGTAGATGCGATGAATTTGTCTTGCCGCCGACTTCTTTATTGTGTTTGGGGCAGCGATATCCAGAATTAATAACAAAGGGAATCCCTGCTAATTCTCTGGCATGTTCTAAATCATCTATTAGTTCTTGTTTTATTTCATTCTTGCCACAACATTTACAATTGAATTCATCTATTTTGAAATATTTCATATATTTTGTATCCCTGTTATCATCTAATTCTATAGCTATTTTATATTGATCATCCATTGAAAGCATACACTACACCCCCCATAATGGTCGGTTGAGTTGCCTTGTAGAGTTTGTTAGATGCTGCTGTTACATAATAATATTAATTACTATATGCATACTATACAAAGCCAACTACTATACAAATATTAGGTAATTATCAGCCGCAGTTTCGGTTGCGAGCCGGTCGCTGGATACTTCCAGATTAATACTTACCATGTTGAGGCTGTTTATCCATTACTTATGATATATTATCCCGTATCATAACGATTGGCGTCTGGGGGCATTTGTAGTTTACGAAGGACGCACCTAATATCTGTTTGCTACTTTGCAAAGTTTCCTATGCAATACACATTGTCCTAGTTTGTTTCAGTAACACAGGACGTATTAAAACTGTTTGTTTGCGCCCTACCAGAACAGTAAGGCGCGGTATGTAATTTATTAGGCTGTTTCCTATACTTAGGTAGGAATAGGAAATACACCGCCTCTACTATATGTAAAAGTTAACCTCTTTTCTTTTTTTTAATTTTTCTTTTAGTATTTGATATTGCTGCTTTGCTTATTTCTAGTTGTTTGGCTATATCTACTTCACGCATTTCATCGACATGTTTCATCTTTAATATTTGCCTTTGTCTATCTGTAAATTTGTATTTATCAGCAATATTATTAAATATCTGTTCTATGTCTTCTTTATCATTATCGTCTTCTAGTTCTAATGATTCGCTAAAGTTATCTGCACTATCAAAACCTAATTCCGACAATGTTCTTTCTTTTTGTTTAACTTCATCTTGATTTACATATTCTTCAGCGGCGGGGCAAAGTTCTTTGCATTTACTTCTGGCTGGGCATTCTAGACAGGTTTTCACACATATCTACCCCCTATCTTTTGAAATTAACTATGTTTGATAATAACTTTCTATCTGCATTATTCAAATTATTAGCAATTTCATCTGTTATCTGTACATCAAATTTAACTATTTCAAGGAAATCATTATTAAATAATTCAATCATTAAAGGATCATTCAAAGGTATATTCCTTGAATCCGGGTTCTTTGATTGGTAGTCTTTTATGAATGCATTAAGCCTATCTTTGAATACTTTATATTGGGCGCTTTCAAATATTTCTTTAACAAAAGTATCAAAGGCAAGTCCTTCGTTGAATTTCATAACATTGCTAAGTCTTAAAATACTTTCTGAATTTGTTAGCATATGAAATGTTATCCCCTTTAACATATTTTTATTTTGCCCGGCTGTGGAACTAATTCCTTCTGTCAAT